TAATCCGACGGTTGCAGGTTCGAGTCCTGTCGGGGGCACTCACGGCCCGTGGGTTGCAGCAGATCGGCAGGGCTGACGCCAAGCACTCGGGCGACCGCTTCGAGGTCGTCGAGTTGCCACGCCCGCTGCCCGTGCCAGCGCCGCGAGACCGTCGCCTGAGTGACCCCGAGGGCCCGCGCGACGTCAAGTTGGTTCATCCCCAGTCGTCCTGCCTCTGCCCGCACGTTGGCGGCCACAATGTCCGGGAGGGTGACCCCGGTCCTCACCTGAGTAGCTGTCATGGTGCAACTCTATACCGAGATGGCAAGGGCGCATGCCGATACGACACGCCGATTGAGTTACACGCTTGCAATTCACTTACCGAATCAGCAAGCTACGTACCATGAGCAGTTCTCAGACCGCGATCACTCGCGAGGTCCGCCGTTGGATGACGGCAGAGCGCAGCACGCAAGCCGAGGTGGCCGCCCGCCTCGGCATCTCCCAGGCAAGTCTGTCGCGAAAGTTGTCTGGCGACCGCCTGTGGTCCATCGACGATCTCGACCGACTCTGGGACATCGGCGTCCCTATCGATCTGCCCGCCTACGGCGAGGCCGCCATGGCAGGGGCCGACCGGTGATGAAGCTCCGTGTGGACTGGCTGGTTGTCGCTGCCCTGGTCAACGTCCTGGCCGCCCTGGTGTGTGCCGTGGCCGTGGGCATGGTGGCCCGTGAGTCCTGGGCCGTGGCCACACCCGTCGTTGGGTGGTTCGCCACTGCCGTCCTCGTCTACTTCGCGGTCCTGGGTGAGCGGGGACTGTCATGAGCGCCCCGGCGGTCGCGCACTTCATCCCCTCCGTGGGGGATCGGGTCCGTTCCTCTCGCCTCATCCCAGCCGGTCCTGACGTGTTCACCCGGCCCGCCCCTTTCGACGGCCACGGGGCGTGCCGTCCAGGTGAATGCATCTTCGTTGAGGGACCCGCAGACATCACTTCGGTGCTCCCCGCCACCTACTCGTGGTGCCGCGTGGGGGCGGCCGAGAGTGACCCTCTGACGTTGCCCTGCTTCCTGCGCATCGTCACCGAGGACCTCATCGTGGACGAGGTCGATCCTTTCGGGACGCACGGCCCCTTCACGCGGGTCTGGTCGCACCTGCCCGGGGGCATCACGGTGGCCGGGGACATGGACTGGACATCGCTCGAGCTGATCGAGACGGCGGGGTGGCTCTGGTGAGCGCGGTCATGGTGCTGGAGGACATTGACCTGGAGCTGGAGGCACTTCGGGAGTCGATGCCGTCTCCTGAGGTCGAGGAGAGCCCCGAGGAGGCCAAGAAGCCGAAGCGACCGATCACGGCTGCCGCCCCGGTCCCGCTCCTGCTCCGGGCGCTGGCAACAGCCCAGTGGGGCTACCTGGACGGGTATCAGTGGCAGGGCGTGCGCTCCACCCTGCGCAGCATCGGTGACCTCGTGCACTACCGCTACGGGCAGGGCACGGTCACCGCGTGGGACGTCAAGCGCGGGACCGGCCTGACCGAGCGCTGGGTGCGTGAGTGCCTGTACTGGCTGGAGGACGCCGGGCTGATCGAGTGGCGCAGGGGCGGCGTGTACCGGGGGGTCCCTCAGGCCGGGTGGATGCGCATCAACAAGAAGGCCCTGGTCGATCTGATCCGCCTCGCGCGCCCCGCCAAGGACCAGGCCACCCGCGACCGCAACGCTCGCACGCGGGCGCGCCTCGCGCGCCTCGGCACTCCCACGATCAAGAAGCAACGGGAGCGTTCCCGCAGGTCAGTCCATGCGGAACTGAGTGCAGACCCTACTCACAAAGAGAGTGGAGGGAGCCCAGCGGGCGTCCCATCCGCCACCACCGACACCACCACGACCGAGACAGGAGACACCATGTACCGCCGACGCGGCCAAGACCCCGATCCGAAGTACCTGCCCGTGCGCTGCTACCACGGCGTGGGCAACCCGATGGGCTGCCACCGCTGCCGCTGGGAGGCACGCAAAGCCCAGGAGTCAGCCGAAGCACCCACCATCACCTACCCCAAGTCACACCGCACACCACCACCCGAGCCACAACCTGACGCCCTGAGCGTGAGCGCGTTCGACCAGTACATGGACGAGCACTACCCCGACCTTGACGGCCCAGCACGCGCTCGCGCTGCCCTGGCCGACCCGAAGGCGAAGGAGCTGGCGCGTGGATGAGGAACCCCAGCAGGGACAGGGTCACGGCGCGGACCCCCGCGCTGAACTCCTGGACCTGATCCGTGGTGCCCAGGACTCCGTCGAGGACTGCACCGCGTCGATCATGGGCCCCGCCGACGGTTCGCCCTACTCGATGAGTGCCGACCAGATGCGCGTGCTTGCCGCCCTCGATGGCGTTCAGCATCTGCTCCGCGTGGCCGTCTCGATCGTGAGAGACGAGTCATGAAGGGCACGGAGTACAGCGTCGCCCTGGTCATCCCACCGACCAGCCCGAGGTCTGTCGAGTGGTGGAAGTACCAGGCGGCCACGACCCTGGACACCCTGGCGCGTCGACACGGGCGGGAACTGAGGGGCCGCCCCCGCTACCGGCTGGTGCGTGGCCCCGTGTCCACGGTGACCGTGGTGTGCGACACGAGGCCGGTGACCCGATGAGCCGCCGCAACAAGTGGGGTGGGTCCGAGTCCCGCAAGGCGCGCGCGATGTGGGAGCCGAGGTTGCCCGTGCCGTGCTGCCGGTGCGGGAAGCCCGTGGTGCCTGACCCGACCAAGAAGGCGGGCGGCTGGCATCCCGACCACTACCCGATCCCACGTGAGTTCGGGGGCACCGAGACCTGGCCGTCCCACGACCACTGCAACCTGAGCGACGGCGGCAAGAGGGGCGCGGCCATCGTCAACGCGCGTCGCGCCGCCGCTCGACCGATCAAACGTGCAGACGAACGACTGAACAACATCCGGGGTGTATGAATATGCAAGACCTGCTTTTTGAGACAGGCGGACAGCCCACGCACCGTAGGCCCCGCCCCTTCTCCCCCTTCGGACCCGCGAGAACACGCCGATTTGCACGGCCCACCCACATATCTCGCATCCCGCGGGGCACAAACATCGCCGCCGGACTCACTGGTGCGGACCTCACCGGCCTGGACCTGTTCCGCCAGGGCGAGGAGGTGGCCGCCATCATGGAGGCCTCGAACTCGGAGGGCCTCCCGCTCTACCCGACCGTGGTCGCTCTCATTCCCCGCCGCGCCACCAAGACCACGTCCATCTGGAATGTCCTCCTGGGCAGGTGCGTGTCGATCCCCGGGTACAAGGTCGTCACCACCGCCCAGGACGGGATCCGCGCCCGTAACCGGTTCCGCGAGATCCAACGCATCCTCGACTCCCCCGCCGTGGACTTCGAGGGAACCCGCAACGCCGGACACCGCATGGGACGCCTCCGGTGGGCCAATGGGGATGAGTCCATCGAGTTCGACAACGGGTCACGCCTGTGGGTTGTGCCCCCCGAGCCTGGCGCGTTCCGAGGCGAGGCCTCCGACGCCATGCTCTTCGACGAGGCCGGAGAGCTGTCCCCGGAGAAGTCCGAGGCCCTGGTCGCTGGCGCGCTGCCCCTCATGGACACCCGACCTCGGGGACAGGTCATCATCGCGGGCACGCCCGCCGAAGTGCGCGCCGGTCTCCTGTGGGACACCGTCGAGCGCGGCCGCGCCAAGGCCAAGGGCGTGGGAATCGTCGACTACTCGATCCGCGACGACGAGCAGTCCGTCATCATCGACGAGGACGGTACCACCCGCCTCAACACCAAGGTCCTGCGCCGCGTCCACCCCGGCATCTCCACCCTGACCACGCTGGCCGTCATGCAGCAGCGCTTCGAGTCCATGCCGCTGGCCCAGTTCGAACGCGAGTACATGTGCCGCTTCCCCTTCGACTCCTCCGTGGGAGCCATCTCTGCCGCCGCCTGGGCGAAGGACTCCGCAGGCCCCGACCTGCCCGAGCGACCCGAGCGCCTGGCGCTGGCCTTCGACGTCGCCCCCGACTCCTCCAGTGCCGCCCTCCTCGCCGCCTGGCGCGACCCCGAGGGCATCGGCCACCTGGAGGTCCTCGCCTACCGGCCCCGCACCGAGTGGCTCCCCCAGGTCGCAGCCAAGGCCGCCCGCAAGTACCGCGCCCCCGTCGCCTACGACGTCATCGGCGCGAACCAGGACGTTGCCGACCGCCTCCACCGTATGCGCGTGCGCACCGCCCCCCTCTCCCTGAAACACATGATGGGTGCCGCCGGGCGCATCGCCTCCGAGATCGAGGCGGGCCACGTCCGCCACTACGACCAGGCCGACCTCACCCGCGCCGTGGAGGGCTCCGCCTGGCGCAACGTCGGAGACGGCGGTCGCCTGTTCGCCCGCAAGCAATCCACCACCGACGTGTCCCCTCTGGTCGCAGCCTCCGAAGCCCTGTGGCAGGCAGACCAGATCACCCGCGCCACCAGCGCGGCTGGCATCGTCGTGGCAGGAGGCCGCTCATGAAATGGCGCATCGACATGGGCGACCCCTCCAGCCGCATCGCCCTGGCCATCTGCGCGTGCGGGTGGCGAGGCCTGGCCACCAGCCGCGACGCCGCCCTCGCACGCCTCACCGCCCACGAGACCCACCAGCATCCCGACGACCACCAGGTCCGCGACGCGCGCCGCCAGCGTCGCGGTCGGCGCGCGACTTCGACGAAATGTCACACCCCCTGACAACGATGGGGAGGCATGGGAATCCTGAGCCGCATCCGCTACGCGAGCGAGACCATGTCGCGCCTCGGCATGGCGAGCAGGCAGACGCCGATCCGCTCGCCCTGGGCGTCCACCGACCTGTCCAAGATCGTGTGGTCCGACGTGTTTGGCCAGGACGCCCCCCTGGTCATCTCCCGCGCCGAAGCCATGCGGGTCCCCGCCATCGCCAAGGGGCGCGCCGTCATCTGTGGCACCCTCTCCCGCCAGCCCCTGGCCAAGTGGCGCAACGCCACCCGCGTCGCCTCCGAGCAGTGGATGATCCGCAACTCGGGGGACGTCTCACCCCAGACGCGGATGCTGTGGACCCTGGACGACCTGATCTTCTCCGGGGTGAGCCTGTGGGCACTGGAGCGCGACACGGCAGGTCATGTCACCGACGCCGCCCGCGTCCCACCTGAGTGGTGGCAGATCGACGACGACCTCAACATCACCGTCCTGGGTGAGCAGGCTCCCGCCGACCAGGTGTGCTACTTCGAGGGCCCCCAGGAGGGACTCACCACCATCGCGGCCGACACGATCCGGGGAGCGCTCGCCATCGAGTCCGCCTGGCAGGAACGTGTCAAGAGCCCCGTCCCGATCATGGAGCTGCACTCCACCGACGCCAACGCCGACCTCACCCAGGAGGAAGCCAACGAGACGGTCGCCGCCTGGGAGAAGGCCCGCAGGGGCGGGGGCACCGCCTACACCCCCAGTTCCATCAGCCTCAACATCCCCGACTCCACCGCCGACCCGCAGCTCTTCATTGAGGGCCGCAACGCCGTGCGCCTCGACGTGGCCAACTTCCTCAACCTGCCCGCCCAGCTCCTGGAGGGCTCCACCGCCACCGCGTCCCTGACCTACTCCACCCAGGAAGGCACCCGAAACGAACTGATCGACCTCTCCCTCAACTACTGGATGACCCCCATCGAACAGCGCCTGTCCATGGACGACATGGTCCCCAAGGGCTCCAGCGTCCAGTTCGACGTGGAGTTCCTCGCCACCCCGACCCAGCCCACCAAGGGCCCCAACGTAGAGGACTGAACATGCCCCGACTCACCGCCTCCTGGGCGGCCACCCTCACCGCCAGCCTGAAGGACCGCACCATCTCCGGCACCCTCCTGCCGTTCGGGGAGGAAGGCGCAACCAACCTGGGCAGACTCACCGCCGCCGCCCACACCCTCACCCTCCCCGACGACCCCACCTCCTGCATCCTCAACGTCGAACACGACCCGACCCGCCCCATCGCCCGAGCCGCTTCCATCACCGAGACCGACCAGGGCATCCGCGCCTCCTTCGCCGTGGCCCGCACCGCAGCCGGGAACGACGCCCTCACCGAAGCCAGCGAAGGCCTGCGCGCCTGCCTCTCCGTCGAGGTCGACGACCCCGTCATCCGGGGTGGCCGCCTGGTCGCCGGACGCATCACCGGCGCCGCCC